GGGCTTTCAGCTTGTACGCCTGTGATTGTAGCATTGTAACCGTTCAATCCGCCTTGTTCAGCTTCAACAGTAGCATTAAAGCTAAGCATTGCACCAGCATCAGATAACATTTTGCTATCTAATCCAATAACTACCGCCCTACGGTTTGCTCCTTCTTTCTCGTATAATTCAGCGATAATAACCAACTTTTGATTACCTACTTTTTCAAGTAAGAATGATCTAGCTTCGTTAATGTTTGGAAGAACGATATTTAAAGTTGGTGCAAATGAATTTCCTCCACCGTCTTTTGTATTTTCAGCTGCTAAGTCTTTCGTTGCAACTCTACCCTCTAATTTGACAAACTTACCAGCACTTTTTAAAGCTATTGCCGTAATGTTGTGAGCGGTTGCACCAAAAGTAGTATTGTCAAGATCAACTTGTCTTACAGGTGCTAAATAAAAGTTCCCTAAACCAGCACTCGGGAAATCGTCGCCGCATCCCATTACTATATTATCTGAAAATTCGCAAAACTCTGCCATAATTTTAATTTTAAAATGTTATTAATCAATTCAAAAGTACTAATTTTTATTTATAATAATTCTAAATAAGCATTAAAAAGTTGAAATATTTTTTATTTGATTTACCCGTCCAGCCATTTCAGTTGTTTCAGAGGCTACATTCACAACCTTTATTGAACCAATTGCATTAATTACTCCCTCCGTAATATCGTCTTTAATGCTACTCAAATCGCTTGATGAACTTAAAATACCACCATTTTGAAACTTCCTTAATCCCGTTGGTGATGGAATTGGAACACCTCCACCATCTTGATTGATTGCCGAAAGTAGCCCGTAATGCTTAGCCGTTGAAACCTTGTTTATTATAGCTTCCCCACCTTCAAACTCTACACTTTGCCCTCCTACACTTGTTTTTATTCCACCGTTTGCGTGTGAAGCACCAACCAATAAACCACCTTTAGCAAACTTCTGGCTTTGAATAGCACCAACTTGTGCAGCGGTTTGGATTACTTGCGCACCTATTAAAATGGCGGTAGCGATACCGTAATCCGATTTAGGTACATCAGCTGCAATCCTTGTAATTGCTAAAGCCCCATTTATTATCGCTTGTGCCGTGTCAATTCTTTTCTTTTTATCGAAGGCTTCTTTTTCTAATTTCAACCTTTCCTTGTTGTATTCTTCCTCCGATATAACCCCTGTTTGCCTTCTAAGTGTTAACGCATCAATCTCACGTTTTAAAGTCGCGTCAATACGTCGGTTTTGATTGTCAAATATAATCTGTTGTGCCTGGTCAATTGCGTTTATTGCATTGCTTCTAATTTCTTTTATTTGTTCTTCCTTTTTTGCCTCTGATTCAATGTCAAGTTCTGTTTGTCTATCCTTTTCCTCCCTTAAAATAGTATTTAAAGCAATAGAGTTTTCAAGTTCTAAAGCGTTCATTTTTTCATCCTCCAAAACTTTCGCTTGTGCTTTTATTTCTGTTGCCTGTTCTTGTGTGATTTTATTTAATGCTAGTTCTTCTTTTAGTTTTCTATCAAGCAATTTTAACTCCATGTCTGAATTAAATTGCGCTTGTTTTAACTTTAAATCTGCTATTTGTTTCTGTAATTCTACCTCTTTTGCAAACTTTTGTTCAGCCGTTTCAGTAGTTACCAATGATTCCAAAGCTCGGTTTTGCTCTAAAGATGCAATTTCTGTATCATATCTTTTGTTTTGTGCTTCCGTTTTAGCTTTCTCATTGTCTAAAAAGTCCTTTAACGCTTCCGCTTCGGCTTTCTTTTTTTCTTCCTCCGCCTTTTTAGTAGCGGCTCTTTGGTCTGCAATAGCTTTATTTTGTATTGACTGCACCATTTTATTAACTCTCAAACTCTTTGATATTGTTTCCCCTTCTAGTTTGTCCTTTTCAGCTATCAAATCTTGATATTCTTTTTGCTCTTTGTAGCTTGTATCGTTTGCTTCATGAGATAAAGCCATTAATTCAATCTTTCTATCCAATTGCGCTTTTTCCATCATTTCAACATCTTTCAACGATTGAACTGCCGCCTTTCCAGCTTTTATCCTTTCGGCTTCCGTGTTGTTGGTGTCATTTAATATTTCCCTTTGGCGCTCGAATATTAACTCCCCTTTTTTACGCTCTCTATTTAGATTAATTTCAGCTATTTCAATTTGTTTTTCAAGTGAACGCATTTTATTCGCTCTCTCTGTCGCAATTGCTATCTCTTGTTTTGTCCTTGCTACAAAATTACTAGCGGCTTTTTGTTGTGCTGCATCCATTGTGGTTACCGTTTGAATTGCCGCCGTTTTTAACTCCTTAGAAGCCTTTAAAATATTAGCCTTTGCCGTTGCTAAATCTTTCTTTAAGGCTTCTTGGTCAATGCCAGAACCTAGAATAGGAACTCCCGCCAACGCTTGCTTAACTTTTAGTCCTAAAACTTTAAAAGTTCCTACTATCAAATCACTTGTTGAACGTAGAACATTCACCGCCCCTTTTACGGAATTTAAAAGCTGTCCGTTTATTGCCTTAGCTAGATTTTTAATTGATTCTAAAGGATTGTCAAACGCTTTTTTTAATCCATCAAAGACTTTTAAACCCGTTTTTTGCAAGAACCCAATAAACGCTTGAAAATTCTCCTTTAATGGCGCTAAAGCATCCTTTACTCTATCTATTCCCTCTTGTGTTGAAGTAAAAGCCGCTATCAATGAAGCTAAAAGTAGCACAACTGCACCAATTCCTGTTGCGATTAATGCTACTCTAAAGCCTTTTAATGCACCACTTGCAAGCCCTGTTGAAGCCGCTGACCCTTTCATAGCAACCCCAAAGGCGGCTAATGATGTTTTAATCTGCCCAAGTGTACCGATTACCATTTGAATTTGGCTACCAAATCCGCCCATTAAAGGCAAAGCGCCCTCCAAAGCTTGTCCATAATCACCAACGGAACGCGAAGTAATTCCAATATCTTTTTCAAGTGCCTTTAATTCATCGCTTTGTGCTTTTATTTTTAGTTGTAACTTACCTCCTACATCTTCATTTTCCCTTTCTGCTGCTGATAAGTTGATGTACTCTTTTTGCGCTGCGGATAGTTCTAAACGCATCGAAGCAATTGAACCTTCTGCCACATCCATCGCTTTACCTTGATTCAATAACGCCCTTTCTGCTTCTGAATATTCGCCCCTAGTTTCTTTTGTTACTAAACTTAATTCAACTTGTTGAGCAGCTAGATTTTGAGCGCTTTTTGCAGCTTCTTCTTCGCTTATCGAGCCAGCTTTTATTGATTCTTCTAACTCTTTATTAGCAGCGTTTAACTCTTTTTTTTGTTGCGCTAAACCGTTTAACTCTACTTGTAAAGCCGACAAAGTATTTAACTGCTCATTTGCCCCCTCAATTTTTACGTTTAATATTATGTCTTTTGCGCTCATATCGAATACATTTTATTTCCATTATTATCTAAAACATTAAATATAAAACCATTTTCGTCAAACATGGTTATAACTTGCGGTGGTGGTGTTGTAATTTCTGTTATTGTATCTGTTACATTTGTTGTTTGCGTCAAATCCAAAGTAGCATCTGCATAATCTTTGTACTTAATTAGCTTAACAGTTACGGGCATTTCTTCAACTACATCATAATTATTTACACTATCATAAAGATAATACCCTTTGATTTTTTCTGGTGCTGATATGTAAAGAGGCTTTTTTAAATCTAAAGTAAAGAACTTGTAAAGGTTTATTTTCTGCTTAATTGTTAATAATAGAGAATCGTCTATATTGGTCAATGTTTTTAAATAGAATTGATCCACTAAACCACCCGCTCCATTAAATGTCAACTTTCTATCTTGATAAGTTGGTACTGCACCAAACCCCTCCATTAATCCAACTAATGGCGTGTCGCCACTATTATTAACTAACGGGTTTCCATCCCTTCCATACTGAACACCTAAAACTAATTGATATATCCTAGTGCTATATTCGTCATTAATCGGTAATTCCGCATTTTTGGAATCATCCCATTCTTGCTTAATCAAAGAAGTTACAACTCTATTACTTCCATCCTGTAAATAACCATTTATTGATGGTGCGAACAACGACAATGAATTAGAAAGCGTGCCTATTTCGAACCTATTGGATGTAGGGAATGTGTGAGTATAAAGTGCATAAGTCTTATTCCAGAACTTTTGCCAACGTGTTAGATTTTTATCGCTTGTGTCTTCACGATAAGCAAACTCTAAACGCTTCAAATAATCAGTTGAAAAGTCAAGCGAAGGATTAGTACTTAAATCTATGCTATCTGTTATATCTTCTGCATCGGTTAAAGGCAAATAAAAATCATTCCTACTTTCAACAAGTACTGTTTTTCGATTAGTGTCGCAATCAAAGTAAAGGTTGAACATCGTTTTAAACTCCTTTATTAAATCAATTACTTTGATTCCTCTAGGAATGTGATTGTTTATCCTAAATGTATCACCTAGTTGTACTTGGTCTTTTAATGAGAATCTAACCCTAGTAGCATCTTGTATTTTTAGCCTCCAATGTGTTGACGCGGTTGCAGGTATATCTAAATAATTCCAAATAGGGTCATTTGCTTGACCTTGTATGTCTAATTCTAGAACTATTGAAATTTCATCTCCAGCATTTAAAACGACGTTTTTTAAAGCGTTTGGCAAGTTCCATGCAAATAAACCGTCAACTCCTTGAACAATTGAAGGGGGTAAGTCTGGATTTGAAGTTGGCGGTAGATAGCTGTATAAAACCGTTCCGTTAATACTATTATTTGCTGTGTTGTTTTTAACTATATGCCATTTAATGTTAGGCGGAACGAATTGCACCGCATCCGCATTAGTATAAATAGACCATTGTAAAGGTGTAGCATAGATATTGTAGTACCATGCCGACCATACAAAGTTAAAATCTAAATCATAAAGCCCCGTAACCGCTACTGTATAAGTACTTGTACTGAAATCATATAGTATATTATCGTCTTTTATTTCGTGAGGAATTAAGCTACTAAATTTAGAAAATCTTTGTTGAGTTGGAAAGTCTGGATCATCGGACAAGTTACCAATAAATAAAGTTGAATCTGTAACAACGCCTAAAGCCCCCGTTCCCGTTCCTAGCGCATAAGTACCAACGGGAATATCATATTCAGAATAGGACGCATCTAAATCTGCTTCATCCACCGTAAATGAAAAAGGAGGGTCAATTGCTAAGCCTACATGAACATAACTATTGCCGAATTGGTCTAAAAATGGAACTTTCCCTTTTACCCAATCTTGTTCCAAGAAACTACCCGTAAATTCGTAGCCGATATAGTTAGCTACTGCATTCCAAAAAGCACTAAAATAAATAACAGGGCGCTTTTCTGCATTGCTCAAACCGTTATTTCTGTCGATTATTGGATATGTCAAGTCGTGGTCTTCACCGTAACTTAGAACTAAGGTATTAATTCTATCGTCCGAAAATTCCTCGAAAGCATCAATTGTGTAATTTCCGCTATCTTTATCCCTCCATGGTAGTTGATTTAGTTCTAAATCCCCTATCAATTCAATCCAATCAGCATTGCCACCCTTAAAAAACATCTTGTAATTACCATTCAATTCCGATTCCCTACCATAAATAAAGCCCGTATCTAATTGATTTCCATTTACTAAAACGCGACAACGTAAGCTACCAATAATGTTACGAGATACACCAGAGGCATTAACATCAGATAAGCCAAACAAAATCTTATTATTGTTTGCCGTATTAGGTACTTCAAAATCTAGTGTGTAGTTAGTGTTTCGACTTGAAATATTGTTGAATTTAGCCACCGATTTAGTAAACTTAAAGCCTACTTCATTACTATCAATTACATCAATAGTTCCTAATACTGCCCCCGAATTGTTTATTATAATCAGTTCTAAAGTGTTCATACTAAACCACGTCTTTCGTTTGACAATCTAAATTTAATAGCGACTAATGTAGTAGGTGAAAATTCTCCCGCATCTTGAACCTCCGCAGTTAAAACAGTAATAGGAAAGTATCTGTACGGGCTACCTTCATCAAACTTTTCAATAGCTACCCTTCCATTAATAAGCATCTTACATAACCATTGTGCAGTCGCTTGGTCTACTCTTGCACTATACAAATCATATTCATAGTTAAAACTTGTAGCGTATGACAATTCACCAACGCTTGCACTTGTTGGCTCTACGGGTCTACTTTTCTTTATAAAACTTTTGCTTGTGCTTATTGTACGTGTAAAATCCCCCGAAAATGTATAGCTTTCTTGTACTCCAAATTCATTAATCCAATGTAACACAACTCCTTGAATGCGTCCACATTTATAGTTAGAATTTATAAATGTTTTCATTTCGCTTCGTGGTGTTAATGCCCCGTAGTTGTCTAATACTTGTACGGTTATTTTATAAACATCAAAGTTACTAAGCATTGTTTTCATCAACATAGAAATATCATAACGCCCCGTAGCCCCGTTTAAGTAGGTTCTACTTGGAACAGAACAAACAATGATTTCAGTATTTACTAGCGTGTTTGTATCGTCATATGAGTAAATAACATAGCTTTGTTTTGAAACTCCTAATCCATCATAAGACACTTTTAAAACTGATAAAAATAATCTCCTAAGGTCGGACACTAAGATAGTGGAAGGACTAGAAGTTAAAAACTTTGATGAAGTACTTCCAGCGTCGCCCAAATCGTAGGTATCAATTCCGCTTTGTGTGATAAATTCATCACTTTGAAAGGCATCTAGCGCAAAGTTTTTAAGGTTGGTATATTGTCTATATGCCGTAACTTGTACTACGTTAGCTATTACCTCCCTAAATTCTAATGTTGCTAGAATGTTTTCTAATGTTATTTGATTTGTGGAAGTTGAAAGCGTAACAAAATTACGGTCAAAATAATTCCTCAATATGTCGTTAATCTCAAAGGTGAAGTTTGTACCGCTTCCAATGTCCTTAACGTGTTCCAATGTTGCCAATGCAGTACTTCCTAGACCTTCAACAAACACAGTCAATTGAACCGCTAAAACGTTTGAAGGGTTATCTGTTATAGCGGTTATCTCGTATTTCTCACACGATACATCAATACCCGCAGTTATAAAAGTTAGTGCCATAATTTAAGCCGTTTCAAATGTTTTCTTGTTCTTACTAATTGCGTTTGTTATCTCAATATCTGCCGCCTCGCTAAACACATCAACCAACATATCAAAGATAGCAATTGCATTCTCATCCATAACAACACTTATAAATTCTTTTCGCCTTCCATTGCCAGAAAAACGATAACTCCCCCTTGTTGGGCTTCCCTCGTTGTATATCTTCCGACGTATCGCAAATGCAGCGCTTTTAATTTCCTTTTCACCCGTAGCGATTCCTTTACGTTCTACCCATTCAGCAAGGGCATAAACATTTACCCAATTGCCCGCAGCTATTCCCGTTTCTAAATACTTAGCATATCCAATAGCGCTTACCTCAATAGTGTAAGAGTTACCACTTCGATTAATTGAATAATCAATGCTTTTAATCAAATTTCCCGTATCATTATGCCCTTGTTCTTCTAGTTCATTTCGTAGCTTATCAACTATGAATTGCCCAACTAAATCAAGCCCCGCCTTTATGTTAAACATGGCATGAAGTAAAGTCTGCAACATCGCAACCAACTCGAACAGTTACATTGTACGGAATGAATACTTCAACCAATTTCGCATTATGCACGTTTGTACCAAAAAAACCACTACCAAAGTTTATTTCTACGGGCTTATCTAAGGCTAAAAGCCTAGTTTTAATTTCCGCTATTATCTTTAAGCTTAACTCATTCAACTCACTTTGTTTTTGGTAGGTGTCCTTAGTCGCCTTTTCATCTTGCCAATAGGTGTCAAAAAAGAATAACTTACCGCTAAATTGTTGCAAGCCTACCTTGTTTGTATTTGCTTGCACACCTTGAAAATCAAAGTTTGGATGTGCTTCAACTAACACGCAAGGGTAAGTAATAGAAGGCGCGCCATTCATCGCCCAAACATTGTCGTATAAAAAAGTCAATGCAGTAGGGCAAAGGTCATCAGCCACCCCTTTAAAAACGTCTATTAAATCCTTGTATGTCATATCTCTGTTATCTTTAAACTATAAACCCTTATCACATCATAAGCACGTTTCTCCATTACAGCCGCTAATGGTGTCAATCCTTGAGTATTGAATACTCCCATTTCTGCGATTTTAACGGCAACAATTTCCCAATACGAGTTTTCGAGTAACTTTCTTTTAGCTGCTCCAAGTTCCACTTTTGTTGATCCTTTAGGTTCGGGAGGCCGCTCGAAAATGACTGGAAATAATCTTTGTATTTGTTTAGCAACAGCGCAAAAAAAAAGTACCCACTCCATCCCGTTAATGCATCAACTTCCTTAAACGCTTCAACTCGTTCTTTTAATGCTATGTCCGAATCGTCGCCATCGGTGTAAATAACCGCAAGCAAATTAATTAACGCATCAATACACTTTTCGTTCTTGTTTTCTTCAACAACCTTTGATAATTGCGTCAATAACATCCATTGACGGTACGAAGCATTCCCGAAAAGCATTGCAGCACCCGAAATGGTCTTAACCTCTTTAATTAGATCGTACTTCTTACCCTGTATTTTGATTTGCTTAATGTCTAGCACCGCTTTAGGTTGCCCCATGAATATAACACATTGATTGTATAGGAAATCAATAGATAAGCTATCAGCCGTTCCCGTAATGGGTACATTCTTCAATTCATCAATAGTAAACGTAGAAAAAAAGGAAATCCAACCTATTTTAAAGGCTATTTCTTCCTGTTTATCGCACTCCTTATCCTCTGCAACAAAATCTAAGATAGCCTTAGACTGCTTTGCTAGGTATTTAAATGCACTTGAAAGCGTAGAAAGTTTAACATCTTCAAAGTTGTTAAACAGTTTTTTCTTTTCTCCGTTTGCGATTAGGTTTATCATGCTCATTTTTTTAGGCTTCCATAGCCTTTTTTAATAAATATTTCGCACTCGTAACCGTTAAACTCACATTCACCCTCTTTAATGAATCTAGATTTACCATTACTAACAAATGTATAAAGTTTTCTAGGGTCTAAATTCAATGATTCGTCGATAGTTTTAATCGGTTCATCTACCTTTTTCACCTTTTCGATTGGTAAAGCATCTATCTTTTCAGTTGGTATTTTCTTTCGTGCCATAATGTTTTTATTTACTTGTTTGCCTACAAATATAATGTTTTTGTTCGATATGTTAAAGTCGTGTTTAATATCCACTAATAATCCATCAATGTCGGACAGCTTTATTACTTTAGATTCGATTTGATTAGATTGTATTAGCTTCATATTATTGCCATCTAAACCCCTATCAAAGCTACCATACCAGCCTTTGTAGTTTATTTTCTCTAATACGTACTTAGGAAAGTATCGCCCAGCACCGTAGGACTTATTGCCACAATCAAAGTGCGATAATATTTCGTGAGCAGTCGAATAAAAGTAAAGGTCGTAAAAACCTACTACGCTATTTTCATTTTGCTTTATTAGCTTGTAATAATACTTGATAACATTTTCACAAATAAAGTCATCAGAACCAAGCAAAACAACCGCATCAGGGTTTAACTCCTTAGCCTTTAACATCATTGCGTTGTTCTTGTTTGATATTGGAAAGTTAGGCGTTTCTATGTACTCAAATCCATTCGCTAAATCTTGTGATTTTTTACCCTCACTTCCGGCAATCACAATTTTAAACGGGTACTTCTTTTGTAATTCCCTATAATAATCTAAAACTACTTTTGTTAATGCGTGCCTTTTGTAAATGGCTATAATGAAAACTAACATAATCAAAGATAAAAAAAAAGGGTGAACATAAGCCCACCCCTTTTAAATTTATAGCCTACTTATTAGGTAGTTTCTAAAGCAGCTTTAGCAGTTGCAAAAACACCTTTTACGAATGCAGTTCTATCGTTGTGCTCAACAGAAACAACCGCTCTTAATTCCGCGCGAATTGTTTTGAAGTTTTTAACGAAGTTGTCCGCATTGTAACCGATTTCAATAGTAACTCCTTTTTTGTAATCCAAATAAGCCTTAGTGAAATCACCAATCAAGAACTCACCTTGAGTAACCAAAGTAGTTTTGATTAATGGAATACCATCGAAAGAAAGTGAACCAGCAACCATTTGCAATCTATCAACATAACGTCTATCAGTTGAAGTAACCTTAGTAACTAAGATACTTGTAACATCTGACGGGTGCATCATGATAGCAGTTGGCATTGGTTGGTTTGCAATCTCGATTTGATTAGCTGCAACAGCTAATACATCAACCTCATTTGGTTGGTCGATTGTAGATGCAAAAGTACCCGCTGCAAATGTAGTAGCAACAGTTTTGATACCGTTCAATAATGGACTAACACCAGACCCTCCAAAAACTTGTGTTTCTAAATTCAAGTTTAATTTAGTTGCTAATTTAGTATTAATCAATGATTGTAATTGGTCAACATCTTCTAACATTTCATCAGTAATAGTAATGAATGCAGTGATTTTCTCAACCTTTTGAGATCCAACCAATAATTCAAAGTCAATTTGATTTTTCAAAGTACCCTCAGCAGTTGAACCAGCTGCGCCTTCTTCGTTAGCTACATAAACCCATTCTTTTAATGGAGAAGAAATAGAACCAACAGTAACCAAATCCAACAAACGCATTCTTCTTTCTGGAACGTCGCCAATGCCAGGCTTTCTGTAAGCAACCGCAACCTGTCCTGTTGTGTTACCAGCATAGGTCATATCTCCAACTGCTTTCAATTGGATTTTAACGTTGTTTGAAGAATTACCATTTTTCAAAGCAACTAATTTCTCTTTGTTTTCTGCTAATGATTTAGCGATTGAATCAACTTCAACACCTTCTGACTCTCTTGTAATTTTGCTCAAGAATTTACCTTGTTCAGCAAGGATGGTTTTTAAAGCCATGAATTGAGAATCGAAAGACGCTTTTAATTCAGATTTAGCAGCTTCGATTTCTTCTTTGCTTGCTTTGTTAGCTTCAGCCTTTTCGATTTCAGCTTTTAAGCCAGCGTTGAACTCGTTGTAAACTTCCGCTAATTTGTTAGCGTCGCTTTTGTCTGCTTCTGACAAATTCTTAAATGTCAAGAAGTCTTGAAAACTTGATTTTGATGTAAATACGAACATAGTTGTAATTTTTAATTGTTGTTATTTTATTTAATTAATTGGTAAATTGACGGCTTTATATCCTTTTGAGTGTCTTTAGACGGCTCTTTTTTGGCGAAAGTGTCGCAATATTGTTTACAAAGATTAAAATAAATTTCCTTATTATCGATATTTTTAGCTAAATAATCGAACATTTTTTGTACTTGGTCGACATTATAAGCGCTTTTATTGTTGTCAAATATTCCCGTAATAGGGTTTGAACCCATCAAAACCGCGCTTGTTTCCTTTAATTTAGCTTCACTTACCGCAAAAAAGTAACCTTGCTTCATTACTTCGTCGGCATTTCCTATTAATGGTAAATACTTTTGATACAATGCGTATGCGTTCGGGTCTTGCTTATCGTCCATTGCTAGGTCAACTTTTACGTAGTACATTCCAACACTATGTTGGTTTATCTCGTTGTCCTTGTATGCAGTAAACACCGCTTCATTCTTAGCCTTTTGAATCTCAACATCAAGCAACAAGGCTTGTGTGTCTAATGGTGAATTGTACCCTAAATAAATAAAGCGAGTATCTTGTTCACGTGCTTTTAATATGTTTCCAATTTGTGCAGTAACCTCAAATT